TGCAAATGTACCATTAGTATTTATAGTAACTAATGAAGTAGTTGTATTTAAATCAAACACTCGTGTATTTGTTAAATATAATTGATTTGAATAATAATCTGAATACCAATTTGCAATTGTACCATTAAAAGTAGTATTTGTATATGTTTTAAATGGTGATGGAATTAATGTAATTGTTTCAGATGATATTGATATTTGATTACCATAATTAAAATTACAAACATCTTGATCAACAAAGCTTGTTTTAAATAAACGTAATTTATATACATTGGCTGCAAATAATCCAGTAGCAAAGGTATTAGTAAAATTAATATTATAATTTGGTGTTGAATTTATTGTTTTAATACCATATGAAATTACTGTTGAATCTTTTTCTAAACGAACTGTTAAACTATTAATACCATCTATATCAAAATAACTACTATTCCAATTTGTTAATACTATATTATAAGATGTTAATAAATCAAATATCGCATATTGTTTTGTTGTTAAATTTGCATTTATTGGACCAATTGTATTATTCACTGTAACTTGATTTGTTTCTAAATATCCAGTGCCATATGTAGTACTATCTGATAAAGCAATTTTAATACCTGGACGTGTATTTACTGTTTTTGTAAACGTAATAGTATTTGTAATACCAGGAATTACACTAATGGGTTCATATGTAACTACATTGGTATATAACGTTGTATAAACTAAATATAATTGTGTTACGGAAAATGCACTTTGCCAATTATTAACTGTACCTGTAAATGTTACAGATGTATATGTTTTAAATGGTACATTTGTAGTAACTGTATTACTTAATGTAATTTGTGGATATATTTTTAATTGATTTGTTACCAATTCTGTACTAAAATTTGCATTAGATATATATACATTGTATGTACCAGTTGCAATACCTGTAATTGTACTAGTAAAATTTACATAATATGTATTTCCAACGAGAGTTACATTCTTTAAACCAAAACTATATGTTATTGTATTAATATTTGGACCAAAATATACTGTTACTTGTGATATATTATATGTACTATCCCAATTTGTCAATTTAATTGAATAATTTGTACTTTTGTTATTTATTACATAATATGGTAATACTAATTCTGCATTTATTGGACCAATTGTTGTTGTAACTGGATATAATGCTGTTTCTAAATATCCTGAACCATAACTAGTCGAATCAGATATACCAATATTCACAAAATTATAATTACGTACTTGTGTTGTAAAACTAATTTGTCCAGTAGTCGGATTTGGTACAATTGTTTGTAAATATGGCGTTGAACCAGTAATATTTTTATTTACAAATAAATATACGGTTGGAAATATACTAGCTATCCAATTTCGTACATAACCTGTAAATGTCACTGTTGTAAATGTAGGTACTGGTGTTATAGTTGTAGTAATATTCTCAATATATATTTGATCTGTTACTGTTAATTGAGGTGTTAACACTTGACGTAAATAACTAAAAGCACTTGTTGGAATATTATCCGATATATATACATTATATACATTTGGTGTTGTTGCAAATGAGGTATTAAAATTTAATACATAATTATTTGGTTTTGTTATTGTATTTAATAATACTATTATTGGATTATCTATAGTTAATCCTAAATATATATATAAACTAGTAATATTATCAACTGTTGCATAACTTGAATCCCAATTTGTTAATGTAATCAAAAATTCACGTGCTTTATTATTAATTATAAAAGTAGGAATATTTACAATACCGTTTACAGGTCCAATACTATTAACTAAAAATCCACTACCATATTTAATTAATCCATTATTATAAACTATATTTTCAGATACGAATATATATACTGGATTAATACTAGTTGTATAAAATGAATAATTTAATATATTATTACCATCAAATACAATAGGCGTAGGATTATTCGAATTATATATACTATTTGGATTACTTGTAGTACCTAAAAATAAAAATAATTGATTTGGTGTTGTTTTATACACATTATAATTCGGTGAATAATTATATACACGTATTTGAATATTATTCGTTGTATATGTAATTAATTGATTATATATATATTCAGTATAAAATGGATTTATTACATCAATATAATTAAATTCTGTTAAACTACCAGGTGGATTACTAATTTGAATATTTACAAGACCTGTTCCATATGGATATGTATTTGTAATTCTATTATATGTTAAATAGACATATTTTTGTGAAATAGTACTGAAATTTGTTGTAAAATATACAACATAATTACTTCCTTCTAATACAATGTTATATTGAACACTTGATAAATTATTAATTGCAATATAATTTGATACTATATCAGCATCTGCTATATTTTTTGTATAGATATATAATTTATTAATACCACTTGACATATATGTTTGAAACCAATTACCTAATGTTACTTTAAATGTAACATCAGTATTAATAACTGCAATATATTGACTTAATATACCAGTTACATTTTCAATTCGTGTTGTAACAATTGGTAACGGATTTGTTGGACTTAATAAAAAGTTTACTGGTAATGAACCAAATGGTATTGAATTTGATATTAAATTATAAGTTAAATATACATAATGAGGTCCCAAATATCGAAATCCAGCTGTAAATGATAATTTATATGTATTATTACTATATACAATATTTCCACGTACTAATGGCGTATTAATAACACCTTGGTCATTACCTAAACCTGTTCCGTCTATTTGATTAGAAAAATATACATATAATTGCGTAATACGATATATTGCATCCCAATTTGTTAAAGTAATTGTATATGTAGTTGGAACACTTAATAATGATGAATAATCATTTATAGTACCAATTTTAGAATCATCATCAATGTCATTTACAATTTCAATTGATTCAGAACGAGTTATATTTGGAATTAAACTAAATACACTTGCTGTAGAAAAATCTGCTTGTGATTGTTTATCAGATACATATATATATTTATTTCCTACTATTGGAAATGTTAATATTGCATCAATTCTATATAATTTAACATTACTATTAGGTTCTTGATATTCTTCTACTGTAAAAGGTCCGTTACCATCTAAGCCACCACTAGTATTTGTTAAGTTTTGATCATCAGATGTATTAGATACAAATGTATATAATTGACTAATATTTAATTGCGTAGTCCATCCTTTTAATGTTATTTTAATACTTCTTGGGATTGTTATGATCGCATACGTATTATCTAATGAACCATCAGATATACTTGTAACTTTTATTGGTGTAGTAATATTTATTGCAACATCACTTGATCCAAAGGGACGTGTTGAATCAATTAACTGATTGGTAATTGATATATATTGTTCACCAGAATATAAAAATGTTAATAATAATGAACCAACATATACGCCATTCGTAAAAATTACTGTACTTGATCCTAAGAAATTTTCTTGTGTTGGATTGTTACCTAAATATACATAAAAATATTGACCATAAAATTGAGACCAATTAATAAAAGTTAAATTAAATAATTGAGCTACACCAATACCCGTAGTTAATGGTGTTATATTTGCAACAACCTTTTTAGTTGGATCAACAGTTGATGTAAAATTATAATAAATAAATGATTCGATGAAAATAGAAAAATGTATAAAATCATAATTCGATGATGTAGGTGTTGAATAATTAGATAATATATTTAATGTAGATGTAATATCTTGAATATTTTTAAATACATAAAACATATTTTCTAATATACCAATATCAGATTGATATAATAATTGTTGATAATAAATTGTATCATCACTTAAATTATATTCATATCCAAATGGCATATAACTATATACAATAGAAAATGGTACTACTTCAATATTTGACGAGTCTGCTTGCTCACCAGAAATTGTTTTTGAACCAGTATTAATAATAATATCATATAAATTTTCAGGATCATCAAAAAATACATTATATAATGTAATTGTTACATCATAACCATTTTTACTAAATACAAAATTTTTATATATATATTTGGTATTATTCGATGGATTTATAATATTCGCAATATTTCCAATCATATAATCTATGATAGTAGTATATAAATTGGTAGGTACATTGGTTTTATTACTATTATAATAGGTTAATGCATTAATTACTTCGGTTTCATCTAATTTTTTTATTAAGAAATTTTGATCATTAAATTCAATTATAGTATAATCAGAAATTATATTTTTATTTTTATTGTTTACAAACCAATAATCATATGCATTATGAAATTGTACTCTTTCTTCAAAATTATTATATATACCTATTAAACTTTGTCGTAATGCAAATATTAATTGATAATATATTGAATAATTAAAATTATTTTTAATTTTTAATAATGAAAAATTTGCCGGTATTTTAAATTGATCATATTCACTATTATATATATATTGTGTACTAGATTGAACAGTATATGCAGTGATTGTAATTTTTAATAATGAATTTAAATACATATCTATAATGTCATTTAATCGATCTGTATCTGTGAATAATCGAATTCTAGAATATAAATCATAGTAAGATATTTCATATGTTAAATTTTGATAAATAATTTTTTTAGATTTAAGTAATAAATATAAATATTCTGATATCAAATTAATTAATCCATTTTTCCATTCTTTTGCTAATACTTGTCCTAATGTATTACCTAATGAAATTGGTGTAAGTTGAAATGATGATCCAATTAATTCAGTTTGATTTAATATAAAACATTCTGACATTAAAAAATAATATATTTTATAAATTAATGCTGGTAATACAACTGTACCTTCAATATATGTATTTACTTGTTCACCAAATGAATCAAATATAGATAATGTTCCCATATAATTATCATTTGCTAACATACCTAATGCATATGGATATCCACCAAATACTAATCCATTTTGAGTAAATGAATTTGTTATAATTATTTTTTCATTTAGAAATTCAATATACTTATCATTATTTGACAATATTATATTTATTGTTGCATTATCATCTACATTTACTAAGTCATTTAATAGATCTTTAATAAATAATAAATTATCCATATGTTTGTTTACAAAGAATGGATGTGTAATATTTTGCAAATGATCAATATTACCAATAAATGCTAAATTATCAATTACTGTATCAAAATTAATTACATCTTCTCTTATATCCGGATATTCATCAAATAAATTTAATTCTGTAATATGTCGAACTGGATTATTATTATAATCTACTGTTGTTTCATATAAAAATGCATTGTCAATCGTACCATACATATATTGTCGATATTGTATTTTAAAAAAGGTAAATAAATACATAAATGATTTAGGTCTATCTACTTGATTACCATTATATAATTTAACTGTCGTTGGAATAGTTTTATATGGATAAAATTGTGTATTATCTATTTTTAATTGATGAAAATTCGAAAGAAAATAATCTAAACCTGATGATAAATATTTAATATAATAATAACTTACTGATAAATTTGGATTATCATAATCACCTATATTTGGTTTTGCTGATGTATTACTTAAATATGAAAACAAATAATTTAAATAAAATACAACAGTATGACTTGCATTTTGAATATTGTATAAATCATGGTATATTTGTGGTATTAAATGATAATCAACATTTTCTGAAAATTTAAAAAATTTATCATAAAATGTTAATGATGTTACATCATTCACTGAATTATAATCTACCAATAATTGATTCTGTGCAGGTGTTATATTTTCATTTGTTAATATTGTTTTTTGACGATAGTTTAATATATTTTTAAATAATTCTTTAAACACTGCTACATCTGATTGATAAATACTCATAATTTTGTCAAGTGTTATATTCATAAAATCTAATGATATTAACGAATAATTATCATCTCTATATTTAAAATCACTTTCTAATTTATCTCGTTCAGAAAAATATGTTAAATTGTTAAATATACTATTATATTCATTAATTAATTGATGATAATTTGTATTACTTAGGTATCGTAAATTTATACTATTTTCAAAATTTCGTTGATTTATATTATTAAAATTATTAATAAAATGATTTAATTCATATCCAATTGATGATAAATCTAATATATTCGAAGATAATTGATTATATTGACTTATTGCTGTCGATAATCCACTAATAACTGATCCAAAATTATAATTATTATTTGTTGAATAATTTAATAAATATTCATTCCAACCATTAAATAAATTTATATCGGTTATACTAAAACTATTTACTTTAAATTGAGTTGTAATATTATTGTATTTTGTATTCGATGTATTTGTGGTTGTTAAATTCATAGAATTTTTGAATAATACTAAAAATTCTTGATAATCTGTAAATCGCATATTTAATGTTGTTAATACATTCATTATTTCAATTGGATCATTTTCATAATCAAAATCTTCTGCTGTTGATGCATTAAAATTATCCATTATACTATATAATCTTTGATCTAATAAATTATATCTCATACTAATATTATCATATCTATTTTTAATATCTCTTGTACCATATGCCATACGAGTTGAATATACAAGTTCACCTTGAATTATATCTGGACGATTTTCATATATCGTAGTAGTTTCAGTTTTTGTATAATATTCAGATATAAATGAACGACCATTGTATATATACATCATATCATAAAATAACGACAAAGTATTAAAATAATAAAAATATGGTTGTGTTGATTTTTGAATCCATGCTTGATAACTTTGTACAATATTACCTTCCATATTTGGTAAAAATATACCAGATTGGAATGCATAGAAAAATGCAAAATCAATACTATTTATAGATGGTGTAATATAATTGTTTATTTTTTTATAAAAATTTGCTAGTGTTTTATCAGTATATTGATCATCTCGTAATATACCACCATATCCTGATATAAATAAATATTTGATATAATCATAGTGAATGGATAAATTAAATATTTTATAATATTGATCTATATGATAGCCTGTTGGAAATATAACACTTTTTGTAAAATTTGTATTATTTGAAGCGGATGTAATTGTATATTGATCAGATGGTAATATTATTTTAATCAATTGATTTGAACCATGTATTTTATAAATAATTGGATAATTACTTAATGTTATGGTTGATGTTAATACTAAATTAATTTTATATTTTTGTGTAATACGGGATACAATTTGAAATAAATAGGATAATTCAGATATAATATTTGTAACTTTAATTGAAAATTGTTGATTATTTATATTATTATATTCTTGTTTTTGTGGATAAGTAATATATACATTGTTTAAATCTGTTTCATTTTGTATTATTGAATTATATGTTTGATACAATTGATTTGATTCATTTATAAATGTGGTTGTACTTAATATATAACGTACAATATCAAATAATAAATTACCTAATACAGATGGTGATAATTGATAGATTGATCTAAAATATGTATCATCTAAATTTACATTTAAATTATATAAATCACCATATACTGCTAATAATTCAGATAAATATTTATATACATAATATATTAATAATCCATCATCTTTTCCTGCTAAACTAGCAATATAATTATTCGTTGTTGTTGTATTAATTCCATTTTGTATAAATACATTATTCCAATAATTTTGTAAATATGATCTTTGTAGAAAAGTATTATTATTTTGTTCTAATTCTTCTAAATATCGACTAAATGAAAAAGTAGATGGTGTTATCACTACATTATTTATTGATAATCTATCTAATAAATTATAAGAATATTCAGCTGGATGTAATATTAATGGTATTTGATTTGGATCTAAAAATGGAATAGACCCTTGTGCATTATTTGTATAATTATAGCCATCAGTACGTTCATAATTTATATTATTTACAAAATAAATAGACGATGGTTCTAATAAATAATTTTCAGATAATTCATTTACTTTTTGATATATATTTTGATATAATTGTGTTTGTTTTGAATATAAAAATCGTGGAAAATATTCTTCTGATCTATAATTTACAATAAATGTATTATTTAATAATAATGGTGATAAATCAATTGTATCTTCTTGGTAATTTGAATATTTTGTACCACCATTACGAGTAATAAGTTGTCTACTTAATTCATAATTTTTCATATTACCAAACATCACTTCATGTTGTGTATTAATATAATCTAATAATATGTTATTACCATATAATTGATTTGTAATAGCTGTATTATTATTTATAATATTAATTAAATCAGTAGAATAATTATCTAAATATGTATTAAAATTTAATATATTAACTATTTGTTCATCATTTATTTCAATAAAACTATTTTTAAAATCAATATGTTCAATATTAAATGAATCTTCACTATTCAATATAAATTTTGTTAAATCAAATGATATTGAATTATTTGTAACATTTTTAATTAATGTTATATCAATATCTTTTACAATTAATTCATAGTTACTAATTGTATTAATTGTGACATTTTTTTGATGATAAAATATTTTTAATGATGTAATATCATTTTGATCAATTGTAATTTCATCAGTTGTAAATGTAATAATTGTTTTTCGTCCATTTGTATTTGTATCATTATATTGTAAATAATTAATTACTTTTATAAATGTGTCACTTAGCGTATCACGAATATTTAATAAAGAAGCACTCCAATCATTGTTATAATTGTCAGATAATCCTTTGTATTGATCAATTATATATGTTGTTAAAAAATTTATATATGATAATTGTGTTGTATATTGATTATCCAATAATATATGTTTATTAATTATAGATATTAAATATTGTTGATAACGGAAATTACCATTTACAATATTTGTAAATGTTGTATCTCCAACACCAATAAAATTTAAAATATTATTTACTTGTTCATAATTGATTTTAAAATAAAAATTATTTAAATAATCTTGATTTGATTCACTTTTTAATATTGTTTTATAATATACATTTTTCATATAGTTAAATAATACATCATAACTATCATACAAATATTTTTGAATAGTTGTATTTAATATTGATATTTTCTCTGTTGTTAATACAAAATCTGACGCAAATATAAATTCTCTCAATAATTTTTCAGATACTGATTTGATACTTGTTTGATTAATTGTTGAAATTGATATATCAGTATATACAATATTTTTAAGATTATTTAAATTACTATTATTATAATAGGTAATATTTTGAATATTTGTATAACTTGTCATTAAAACAGTATCTGTTAAATATAATTGATCAAACTCAATTGGTTGTACTGTTAATTCTGTATTATAATCTGTAATAGAGTTATTATCAATATTCATAAAAGATTTTCGTACTTCAATGATTTTAAATACACCATATAATTCATTATAATTATTACTAGGTAATTCATTCGAATCAATACCTATTAATATGACATCATTTACATTAATATTGATTGATCTATCTATTTTAAATTCATGATAATTATTAATATTTAATTTTATATTTGAAATTCTTGCAAAATTAATTGGTTCAAATTGATTGTTATTAAATCCATAATACATATATATTGAATTACCATATGTTTCTAATAATTTATTTGTAAAAATATGACGAAATGGTTGTAATGTAAGTGTTAATGGACTGATATCTGCTATATTTTTTATTATACATGCACCTATAATACTATTATTACGTTTGATTAAAATATAGTTTTTATTAAAAATATTAAAAAAAGATGAAGTGTAATCTAATAAATAATTTTTATTATTTGATACTTTTTCAAACAATGAATATAATATATAATAATTTGTATTATATGAAATTGGTAAAATTACATTATATTGATAATCTAATGGATCAATTGAAAATATACTTTCATAATCAAATACATAATTATTAATTTGTAACGAATTATTAATTTGTGTATTCATATTTTCAATAAATGTATTTAATGCAACCACTTCTGGTCTACGTAATATATATTTTTTTACTGTATTATAATAGTTATTTTGCCATTCATTATAATATATAATTGAATAATTTGGATTAATTTCTTTAATATTCAATAAATTTGCAATGAAAAAGTAAAATTCTTTATCTTGGAAAGAATAATTCAAATAATCAATATTAGATACATTTAATTTTTCTGAATATTTTAAATCATTAATTGTATGTAATTTATATTCATTATCAAAAAACTGTGAATTATTATTAATAAATGTTTCTAAGGAATATTTTTGTGATTTTCCTGGTGATAAAAACATTGATGCATCTAATAATGGTAAAATTAATTGATATTTATTAATTTGATAATCTCGTACTAAATATGCTTGTAAATTATTTCCTAAATTTAATTTATATAAATTTTCATTATATTGTTGAAGATCTGTCATTGTTGTAAATGTATATTGATTTTGTAATGATGCTAAATATTCATCTCTATTTGTAAATGTATATTCTCCATTTACTTCAGGTAAGTCAATTACTAACATCATATCTGTTAATAAATCTCCTACTTTTGGTATTGTTACATCTAATTTTTTTCCAAAATCACTCAAACTAGATAAATTTAATATATAATCTTCTATTGAGAATGGTTGATATTTATGATATACTACTTTAAAAAAAGTATAATTTTGATCGATAAATATAGAATCAGAAGTACTATTTGCGGCAATTTGTAATATGCCTCCTCCCATATTAATAATAATTATTATTAATATAATTATTATTAATAACTTTAAATTATAGTTATAAATTTTAGGAACTAAAATATAAAGCCCCCATACCATTTGCTAATCGTAAAATATTATACGTTAATCCATACATTTTAAATTTTGCTTTATTAATATTTGTACTATCATACTGACTGGCATAATCCCAAAATTCATCTTTTAGTGTTAAATTTATAGATTTATATCGCAAAGCAGAATAATTACATGATCCAGATGGTTGATAATTTTCCGGTGATAATGAAAATGTATATGTATATATACCAGTTGTGGGTATTGAAGTATGACATTTATATGGTATTATATAATTTAAATAATCACCATCTAATCGTTTTTGTCGAGGATATGATTCAAATAATAATTCAAATGTATTTAATGGTCCTTTTAAATTATATGTTAATATTGTATCTGTATCATCCCCTTCATATTTACCATTGAATTGAAACTGTTTATTATTATCAACTGTTACTATTTTATATGTATTATTATAAAATTTTGTATTTGAAAAAGTAATATATTTTCCAATCAAAGTAGAATCAATTACAAATTGATTTACAAATGCATCATCTATAATAAATATAGTTACCGTTTGTTGGATATTATTAATTGTAATAATTTTACTAGTAATAGTACCTTCTACTATTATGTTTGTATTATAATTATAATTTTTATAATATAATGATTGATTACTTTGTATTGTAAAATACATTGATTTAACTGAATTAAAATAATCAAAATTAATTGTTTGTGCTTGACTTATAATATCTGCATTTGATTCTTGTACATAATCAACCAAATATTCATGTGCATATGTAGCAAATTTAACTCGTTCATCTTCATCTAAATATATATATTCTGTTAATAATCTAGCATCTACAATACGAACATAATTATCAATATTTACATTATCTGTAATCAATGCAGGATCTACATTGATAATATTATATAAATTATTTAATTTAATGGATATTTTAACTTCATGATATCTAAAAAATATAATTGGTAATGCACATTCTAAATATTTGTTAAAGAAAAATTGTAATGGTACTAATACTTGATATTGTGGTTTTGCATTTGAATCATATGTTGTTAAAATATCAATATCTCCAATCATCTTACGATAAGTAGGTATTATATCAGGATTACTTGTTAATTCTACTAATATATTTAACCAATCTGTAAATTGTCTATCAATTTTTTGTCCACCTATTTCTAAATCAATTTGTTCTAATAATAAATGACCAATTTTTTCTTTCCATGAAAAATAATAATTAGTTTTTGTACCAAATTCTTTTGATAATAGAAATAATTTTTGATCATATATTTTTGTTAAACTAACAAAATTTACAAATGTAGCTAAATTTAATTTACCAGTAGTTGAATCAAATGCATCCATTTTATTTGTTAAATTTTTATATTCATTTACAAAATCATAATGGGTTCCAAATATTGCATAATATTGAGATGTTCCTTGAATATCCGTATATGATTTTGTAGATGCAATCGTATCTAAAATAGTAATAATATCTGATATATTAAAATTAATATTTGTTTGTTCGTCTATTATATTTCGATAGACTGGATAAATAATATTAATAAAATTTAAAAAATAATTATAATTTGATAATTCAGCACTTCTAGATAATCCTGATATATTTGTTAATCTAGGTATACTTACACTTGATAAAGTTAATGCAAAATACATTTTATGAATTAAATCACCATATTTAGGCAAAATACATGTTAACACTTCTCCAAATTCTAATGAACCAGATAATGGTAAATATATCATTTCTGTTGCAAAATTTGTATATCTTTTATACAGTACATCAAAATACGATATTTGTGGAAAATCTGTTAAAAAATCCACATTACCTCGTACTTCTAATTTTAAATCACCTTTTCCCATATATAGAAAAGCTAATTTAATCCTTAAAATAACATTTTTAATTGTGAATTGGATTTAGATAATATTTTATTTCATTACCTGTTGAATAAATTATATATTTAGGTGGTCTTTCATTCGTTATAAAATATGGATATAAATATGCAGATAATGAATACCATTCAACAGTAACTATATATCTATCATTTTTATCTATTTTATTTAAATAGTTAAGTATTAATGGTAAATCATCAACATATTCTAATACACAACTTATATACATAACATATTCATTTAAATTAATAGTTTGTATTGCATCTTCTAATCTGCTTTTTAGTTTATTTTTACATAATTCACAACCTGTAACATCTATACATAAATCTCCACAATCATAATCTATACCAGTAGTTATAGATGCTAATCCATTATATGGATCACCAATAACTAATAATTTTTTGTTTTGTTCGCGTGCTCTTTTTTGAGCTTTTTTATATAAATATCTTCTATTCATTTTTCGTTTAATCATAAGTAATATTTCATAAATTATTAAAATAATTAATGTTTTATAATATATATTTAAATTATTTATATATTCTAACATATACTATATTCATTTATTTTAATTAAACATTTTCATCAATATTTATTATACCAAGTTCAACATTATCATTCTTTTCTAATTTTGAACTTGGTATAATTTTCATCAATATTTATTATACCAAGTTC